GTTTTAAATACTTTTACAAATAAGAATAAACCTAAACCAGAAAATAGTCCAACACCTTTTGCAGCTATGACTATTCCTGCTATAGAAATTACTAAAACTCCCATAGCTTCACAAGCTTTAACTGCATCGTTAGGCGATAATGATGCTATTTCTGAGAACGCTGCTGCTATTCCTCTCATAGCTTCTGCAAATGAAATAAGTACTAAAGCTGTCGAAATAGCTTTTAAAATATCAGCACCATTGGCAATCATTAATTTGCTTAATATTATCACTTCGTACATTAAAGCAGATATAACGGCTATTCTTACTGACATTCCCAAATCTATTTTCATGTCATTTAATATCACCATAGCTCGTGATAATAATAACACAGCACCACTTATTTCTAATATTCCAGTGGCAACACTATTAAATCCTGCACCAAATAATGTTTTTGTATTACTTAACGTTGATGCTAATAATGTTAAACCACCTAATAAACTACCAACCATGATAAATTGTGCTTTTAACTGTTCTGGATTAATTTTAGACAATAGATACATTGATCCTGCTAAAATAGCTATAGAAGCAGCTACTTGCACTATTATGCTTGGTAATTTCATTAATGGTTTAGTTTTCTTACTTTTAACAAGGTCAGTTAAACTATCAAATGTTCTAGTAATACTTTTAACCATCTTAATAGTTTGTAAACCTATAACGATTCCGATTAATGACGCTGCCACCATTTTGATTTTTGCTAAATCTATGGACTGCGCGAATGTTATTAATTTATCTGCTAAACCTTTAATGCTTGCTCCAAAATCTTTGAAGAACTGGTCTATAGATTTATTCTTTGTTAAACCTAACAAAGATGCTACGCAGTAAGCAATGCCTTTTCCTATGTTAACTAATATTTCAGCTATATTATGACCTTTTACATAATTAACATAGAAATAATCGATCTTTTCTAATACGTTTACAATTAAGTTGAATAATGTTTGAATAGTTGAGCCTATCAATCCGCCCAAAACAAGAACAACTTTATTTATAGCATATGCAATTCCATTTAAGACATCCTGAACAACTTTTAGTTTGCTTGCTCTTTCAATAAAGTTCGCAATGTTCTCTACGACCATAACAATCGCACTTGCTACAAAACCTAGAGCCTGTCCTATAACTTTTATTATAGTCTGTATTGCTTTAGATTCTCGTATAGTATTAACTATTGAAGTAAGAAGCCTACCAACAAATCCTGTAAGTCTTAATACGACTTCTGCAAGATTCTTAACATCTCCAAACATAGGAGATATTGCTTTTGCTAATTCAACAATTATGTCAGATACTAATTTAATAACAGAGAATATACCCTGCATTGTATCTCTAAGATCTATCATTCCTCTTGCCGACAATGTAAGATGCTGCATAAGAGATGCTAAACCATTGTTGAATGATGTCAATCCATTTAATGCTGAACCATTAAAAGCTTTCTTAAAACCATCTATAACTGGATAAACATAAGATTTAACTAACTTACCAAATGAAGCGAATAAATTAGTTAAAGACTGCAAATACTTTTTGGCAGAATCAGATAATACTGTTTCTATTTTCTTTTCGCCATCTTTTGTATAACTAACTATATCTTTTAAGAATGTTTTCTTTAATAAGTTTTCAATCTTTGTTATTTCTGTATTTATAGCTTTTGCTACTTTTTCAGTAGTTGGCTTTATGTCTTTTCTTACTAAGTTAAGAATTAATCTTACCTTATCGAGCATTTTTACCAATGCCCCATCGGTCTCAATAATAGGTGAATAGAAATCAGCACCTATTTTACTTAAAGCTGAACGAATATTTGATAAAACACCTGTAAGTGTTCTGTTTGCAGCTTTGGCATGTTCACCAAAAGCCTCATCCATAGCATTAGCAAATGTGGCAAAGTCTATCTGACCCTTTGTTACCATATCTCTAATTTCGGCTTCTGTTTTTCCTAGAACTTCTCCAAGCTGTGCTGCAGCATTAAGACCTCTTCCTTCCAGCTGTCTAAGCTGCATAGTCATTAATCTACCCTGACCAGCTACAGTTGTAAATATACGAGCTGTATCTTCATAAGTAGAGTTTGTCATTGCCGCTACACCAGAAATAGCTCTTAATGTGTTTTTCATTTGGTCAGATTGTTTACCAAATTTAACACCTGATGCTACTAACTGTGAAGCTGCTGTTGCTGCCGCGTCAAGACCATATGCTGTATCTGCTACACCATAGTTGATATCATCTTCGATATCTTTCCAAGCAACTTTAAGACCTTCCAACTGGAATTTAGCTGCTTCGATTTTAGAGGCTCTTGACATACCTCCTGCTTTTATCTGTCCGAATATTGAATTGTAGATGCTTTTACCTACTTGCATTGCGGACTTTGTTATCTCAGATAATGCTGTCATTGCTACGACTTGCATTGCTGAGAATTTCATCTTAAATTCTTGTACACCATCGTCAAGTTTTAAACTATTATTAAGGTTGTTAATTGAATTGATTGATGATTGTACACCAGATTCAAACTGTTTATTGTCAAATCGTAGTTCGACTACTTTCTCGTCTATAACCTGACTCATCTCATCTTAACCTCCTTCTCAATAGCTGTCAATATTTCTGTAAATATGTCGGTTAGTGCCGGTGTAACAAAATCATTAGGTGCTACATATCTTCCTCCCCTGGTAACATGTCCATTCATTACAACGATAGCAATGTTTTGTCCATTCTCTATATCATAGTTATTCCAAGATAATATAGCACCTTCTGATGTATGTTCTATTGTGTAATACCAAGAACTTGCCAACCTACCAGTACATATAGGTGTGTTTGCTTCAAGAGCTTCAACGCCTTTTTTACCATACTTATCAAGCCAACCAAAATCCATCTTCTCTAGAAGTTTTTCCAAATATCCGTTGGCTTTTTTAAAATTTCCGTGAGTTACATAACTTATCATAATTATCCCTTACTGTGAAGTTTGGCTTTACGAGCTTTATTCAATTCACGATTTCTTGCATAAAGATCTTTCTTACTCATCTTTTCAGGAGGAGTATTCTTAACGTTACAGACTTCTATTAATGTTAGAAGTCTATTTAAATGCCACTTTTCCATCTCTTTTGGAATTTGCAAAGATATCATCCAATAATATATAAGTTCACTAGTTATTATCTCATGTCTTTTGCTTTTGTTCTTCTTTTTAACATCTTCGGAAATCCAAGTAGCTGTTGCTGAATCTTGAATATAATCTACAATTTCTTTTTTGTTTTTTGGTGTTAAAAAGTCATAAATATAATCATCTAATGGTTGACCTATTGTCATACATTTTACATAATCGGTGAACATTTTACCCTTAAGTTCAGTAGTCATAAATGGTTGCTTATAAATTTGCTCCCATTTTGATACTGAAATAAGAGAATGCTCCAATTGGATGGTTTTTGGATCCGATAGAATAATAAACTCTTCGGTCGTGGCGTCAAATTTCTCCGTAGCGGGGATTGTTATTGGGAGCATTCTCGTATCTCCTTATTAAGATTCTGGAAGAGCTTTAATGTTATTCTTCTGCGCTTCCGCAGCCTTCTCTGCTAAATCCTGTGGAATAATACCGTTAATAAATTTAGCTGCTGCATCTGAATCTGTAGCAAGTTCCATGAAAAGCTGTGAGTAAGCTTCTGTTTCCATGAACTCCTGCTTAACTTCATCTGTTTTAATGAATCTTCTACCATCAGCAGATTTTACACCATAAGACATCTGAATAATGTCTTTAAAGATCTTAATAAGCGAAGGTGTGTCCTGTGTTGATACGATCTTGTTGATGAATTTCTCCATACCACCAGAAACACCCATGTTCATTTCTGTAATTTCTGCCTTTGTAAGATTGAAGTAGAAGTCTTCAGTTCTTTCATTTCCATCATAATCTGTGAATGTGATTGTTTTCTTTAACATAATTTTAATCTCCTTTTCATTTGTTCACTATAATTAAAAAATAGGGGACCTGATTAAAGATCCCCTAAAAAAGCTGCTAATTAATTATTAATTAACCCTGTGGTACTGTCTTGATGAGTTCAACGATTTCATCTGGAAGAAGAAGTGTTGGATCTTCTGTCTCTGTACCGTAAAGCTTATCTTCGATTGCTTTCATGATAGCTTTACATTTCTCTGGTGTATCGCCAACTTTTGTTGAATCGATAACGATGTTTGCTGTCTTCTTGTTCTCTGTACCAAATCCAACTGGTGTAGTTGTGATTGTCCATGAGAATGAGATAGCTTCTGGTGAGTCATTTACTGTCTGGTAACCTTTCTCTGAAGGTGAAGCCTTACAACCATAAATGATGTGAAGCTTGTAACCATGCTCGTTACCTTCTGTATCAGAACCGATAAGTGTCTTATAAGCAAGACCAAATGCCTTTCTGTTCTGCTGTCCAACATATACACCTGTTGAGATTTCTGCAGAACCATCACATTCTGCAAATTCATCTGGATACATGTAAGCTTCGATTGTAGCTCCAAGTTCCTCTGCTGAGTACATATTAAGGTACTTTGTGTTATCAGCATAGATAGCTGTAGCTTCTTCACCTGAAGGTGACTCTGAAATAGAGCTTACACCATTCCAAGCAACACCAGTACCATATTTCTTTGATTCTGTGTCGAATACATAAAGGGCAGCCTGGTTAACACCAGTTTCAAATAATCTTTCGCCTTCTGCATCCCAAACTAATTTCTTACCTGCCATTGTTTGATTCCTCCTTGTGGTTTGTATATAGCATGAAATTCCAATGATTTAAGTTATCCCTTGTGTAAGTTGTTTCAAATCTTACATAAGGAAGAGCTAATATTTTATCAAATATAATTGATTCTGGATCTTCATCAACAAGCATAATAGTATAACCATCATGTCTCATATATAATCCATTATTAGCTGGCACAACTTTAGGATCTACGAACCTATAAATTATGCAAGGGTATTCAATTTTTACTGACTCTGGAGGTTGGAAATAAACATTTCTAGAACCTAAGATACTAACGAGTGTTTCGTGTAATTCTAGTCTAGTCATTGTATACACCTCCCAATGAGAGTAGAAGTCTAGGGTACTTAACTTCAACGCTTCTGCATTTCCATTTAGCACCCATCCACTCTACATATTTAATTGAGGAGTAGTTATTATAAGCAAATGGATCCGATATTATACTTATCTGATTGTTGATCATTATGTCATCATTGAGACCCTGTCCAGATGTGCGATTGGCATAATCTCTTAAGACATCACCGTAGTATTCTCTTTCGGTTATTTGCTCTTTCCATATTCCAGGTTTTGTTTCTTCTGTAATAGCGAAACCAATCTTTCCGAAGTATTTATTCATAATCTACTCCTATTTTGATTTATTAGCCCTGAGCCTGTGAAGCTGCTTCTGACTCAAGTACAAGAGCTGACTGCCACTTAACAAGTGCGCCTGAACATCTTGTTTCAATTAAGTACTTGTACTGGTTGTAATCGATATCGAAATCATCGAAGAGTGCGATAGCTCCACCCTTATCAGCACCTACATTATAGTCGTTAAGGTTAACGATGATACCAATTGTATCAAATGTCTTGTTAGACTTCTCATCTTTACGCTGAACACCTTCCATTACTGGAACTGTTACGATCTTAGAAACTCTAAGAGCTGTAGCAAGCATCTGCTCAGATGTATAGATTACACGACCTGTTGTATCTTCGAGAAGAAGCATATCTGTAAGCCAATCTTCTGTTGTGAAGAGGATTGGTGAACCAGATCCCTTGTAATCCTTACGAGCCTTGATAGCTGCTCTAATAACTTTCTTAGCTTTCTGATCTTCTGTATCACCAGATGCAAACTTAACTTCTTTCTTTACAGAATAGAACTCGTCATCTGTAAGAATTGGTCTGATGTGCTCTTCAGAAATCTTATCCTGAGCGAGTTTGCTTCTACCATCACCAATAAGGATAGCACGTGCAATTTCCTCGTTAAGCATAAGTCTCATTTCACCCTTAAGCCATACTACAACGTCGAAGTCTGTGATGTCGATGATATCATCTCTATCAAGTTTCTGTTTCTTGTAGATTGTCTGTGGATCTGTTGTTCTCTTTAAGAGACCGAATACTTCTTCAAGCTTACGTGTACCCTTAACATAACCCTTTGCTCTTGCTTCATCTTCTGTGATGTCAGCGAACATTGTCTTAATTCTTGAGAAAGGAACATGCTTAACGCCGTTCATTACTACGCTAACCCATTCCTGATCTCTCTTAACAAACTCAGGCTCTCTTGTAATGTTCTTATACTCTGGCATGAGCATATCGATATCTCTGATACCATATGTCTGCTGATCATCACCATCGGCATGAGATAATTCTGTCTCAAGGTATCTTTCTGTAGCCTGTTTAAGTGAACCGCACTTCTTAGCATCTTCAAAGATTGCTGCCATATCAGAATGGCTAAGTACGTTTTCATGTGCATAAGTGTTTTCGAAAGCATTGTGCTTCATATCTTCTTTTCCTCCTTCAAGTTCAGCTTTAGTATCTTCAATAGCCTGACCAACTAAAGCATAGCATACATTTTTCTGTTCTTCAGACATAGAATTGAATACGTCTTCTACTGTCTTTTCTTTTGATGATTCTTTCTGTTCTTCATCAGAATGTTTGAGATTTTCCATCTTTTTCTCCTCATCCTCATCGTCTTTATCTTCTTCTTTAGATTCAGATTCTTCGTCAGACTCTTCAGAGTTCTTTTTATCTTCTTTTTCGTCTTCCTCTTCTTCTTCATCCTTATCAGAATGCATAAGCAAATCAGCACATCCATCATCCATATAGAATGCGCCTTCTGAAATAGTTCCATCTGAATGCTCAAGTACTGTATCAATTACAGCTCCTGGATTAGCACCTGCAAGAACTAAACTTACTTCTTTAATATTACCATGAATAACATCTCCACCAACCTGCTGAAGCTGTCCAGCATAAATTGATAATGATTCGATGTCTCCATGTTCAAGAAGTGCTTTGGCCATTTCACCATTCTCAGTATGGTTTAAATATCCGTAAGCATATACACCTTCTTCACGGTTTTCAAGGATTGCATGTCCGAGGACATCACCTACACCGTCATGCTGGTGGTTCCAAACAAGAGGTACTTTCTTCCCATTTTGATGTTTGAAACAGTCTTTACGAATTGTTCTACCATCTGAACAACGGAGATTGTTACGGGTAGCCCACCCGCTGAAATCATAAGATTTATCCATCTTACTTTGTTCCTCCTTGTTTAGTAGATAACTTTTGTATATACTTAGACATATTAACTGTCGTAGTACTGTTTTCAGTGCCTTCTTCTGTTGAGGCAAATGTTTGTCCATCGGCTGCATTTAAGTTCTTATTTCTAAGTTCATCAGCCTTAGGATCATCTACTGGTTTAAGACCGATGATCTGTCTAAACTCGTTTGTAGACATAATTTCGTTTCTTGTAAGTTTATCTGCCATTTCAGCAACATCTGTCGCAGCAACCAACTTAAATGGATTGTTGTAATAGATGATAGACTGACCTTGTGTTCTGGCAGTCTTTGTTAAGAACTTACGTCTCATCTCATCAGTTATAGCTGAAAGAATTGGTTCTATTATTCTAGAGTAGTAATTCTTCATTACTTTCTCATCAGCTGTACCATTCATTATTTCTGCAGTAATACCTAACTGAGAATAGAGCATTTGAATAAGATCATTGATCTGATTAAGCAAATTATTCTCCAAAGAACGGTTTAACTGAGTAACGTTTTCTGTTCCGTCTATATAAGCGATACCATATCTATTACCTTCGGCTAACTGCTGTTCGATAGCTTTTCTTCTTTCTTCAGCCTGAAGTTTTCTAGCTGGAGATTTTATTGTATATGGCAACTTTATTAATAAGTCAAGTTTACCAGAACCCGCCTGTTCATCGACATAATCCAATAATGTTAATTTACGATTAAGTCTTTTAACAGTTGAGTTTGGTTCGTTCATTATTGAATAGAATGGATTTTCAATAATAGCAACAACATCTTTTGGCATTGTTAATTCTTTCTTACGTCCATCTATTTCATCATAAACTTCCATCTTGACATGTTTTGGATACCATTCTAGAATTTTTCCAATTCTCATCTGACAAATATCATACGAACCGGGTTTCTCAGGATCTGTTTTAGTTTCTATTGGAACGGCTGCTATACAACCTTCATCAAACATTGACATTATTAAATCCTGTAAGAATGCTCTAGGAGTTTGATCTAGATTTGTCGATGTGTTAAAACAATAATTTAAATTTGTATCCATACCATACAAGTATTTTTTGTTTTCATCTATTCTTGCGTGTTCGATTGTGAAAGAACAGGCATCAAGAGCTATTCTATTATATATAGCCGTGATTATGGTTCTTTCGTTACCTCTAGTTAGCTTAATACGGTCCGGTTTAAAGTAATCACCAACTCCAATATTTGCATTGTACATTGTTGGATCTCTGTTTGTTCTAAAAGCATCCCAAGAATGCTTAAGTCTTGTTCTTAAACTCATTTTGAAAACTCCTTATCTTGGAATCTTGTTTTTCTTAATATAATCTTCACATCCATCTATGAATTTTTCCAATGCTCCGCCTCTTTTTCTATAATAGTAAGCATCTGATAAAGCAAAATTCACACTACTCTCGTGTGTATCTTCATGATCTTTTTCTAAATCTTTTATATAATCTTCATATCCTTTTTCAACAGTTTTTAAAATTTGTTGTTTGTTATAACCTTGACAAACCATATCTGCTATTGTTGGTAAACCGTCTTCCGGCTCTATCATAAATAATTCTTTCATAGTTTCATTTTGGTCTTCCCATGAATTATGATTTTCATCCCAAGTTTCTTTTTCCCAATCAAAACCAATTGCTTTCATACCACCATTTAAACCAACATCCGCTGCTCGTTCGAGTCTTTTCCCTTGTTTTCCAAAAGAAGGATAATGTAGTTCATCATCTCCAAGAATGTCTTTTTTATCTATAATTTCAACATCTTTCTTTTCGGAATATCCTAAACGTTTTCTACCGGCAGCTGTAAGTGTTCCGTCAGGATTCTGATAACGTCTAACGCCCCATTTCTGGCCTAGGATACCGTGATGCATTATTTCATTCTGGTAAAATTCCGAATGATAAAGTTCTTCTCTCCACTTTTCCATTTGTTAATCCCTCATGTTTTTCTCTCTTATTGCTTTTCTAACATCTTCGTTATAATTAGAATAACGTCTAACAGCAGCTTTCTCATTAGAGCGAAAAGCTGAATAACTTGTGGCAGCTTTAGCAGCAATACCAGTTGTTAAACCTAGAATAGGATTAACAGTACCAGCTGCATAAGTAACGCCGATACCTAATGCTGCTAAAGGAACATTCTTTAAAGAAGCAAGTATTGGTCTTCCTAATGCAGAACCTAATCTAGTAGATCCAGCAGTTCTATTACTGTTGTAAGCGTGGGTTCCAAATGGTCCCATTAATATTCCTTTTACAACTTTATTGCCAATACTTTCATGTCTTTTATAAATATCGCGATCTTGTTTAAAAGCATTTATATCATTTGCTTTTTTATTCTTTTTAGCTATTTTATATGTATTAGCTGGGTGTTTTTCGCTATATCGTTTAACTCTATCCAATCTTTTATCAGCTTTAGTATCTAATTTATGTTGATGATCTCTTCCAAGATCGGTCAATGTACCATCAGGATTCTGATAACGTCTTACACCCCATTTCTGACCTAGGATACCATGATGCTCTAAGTATAATTCGTTATAGAATTCCGAATGATAGAGTTCTTCTCGCCATCGTTCCATTATTATTCGAACGCCTCCTTGTTGTTCTTATAAGCAATAAAAGCATCCATTAAAGCTGCAACATTATCGATTTTCTCTTCATATCTCAGTTTCAACAGTTTTCTATTGCCATTATTATCGTTGATCGTTATACAGTTACCCATTGTATAACTCATTAATTCTTCATCAAACAATAACAATCTTTCTTCGGCCAATTTCTTTAATTCCCCAAGAGGAACAGATTCTGTTTTAGCACCCTGTATAACTTTAACAATACCAAATGCACTATTTTCACTTGCCCATCTTTCAACAAATGATGTTGCATTATAAGGATCGTAACCGAAACATCTAACATCATATTCCATTTGAATAATGTGATTATCGAGGTCATCATATACATCATCAAGATCAAGAATCGCTCCATCTAATACAATTAGACTTCCTTCTTCTATAAATTCCTCATACTTACTTCGCATAGCTGGTTGAAGTTTGTCAAATGTTAATGTGGAAATATAACTTCTTGTCTTAACTCCAAAAGCGTCACCACCTATTGGAAATAGGAATGTAAACGCACAGAAGTCATTACCCTGAGATAAGTCAGCACCCATTGCGCAAGGCATTCCATGAAAACTTTGTCTATCATGAGGTATTGTTTCTTCGTATGCAAAGTAATAAGTATAACCTTCTGTTGGTATACCGAATCTTTTAGCCAAAATATCATTTCTAGTTGAAGGTGCTTGTTCGGCTCTTTCAACATCAAGTTGATACGTTTCATATGTTACTGTTTTACCTAAATTAGGATTAGCTTTAAGCCACATTTCTGGCATTCCTACTTCTTCTATAGAATCTAATCTATAATACCAGATAGATACGTGTGGATTTCGATACTCTCCTTTTAGAATTTTCATTAATTCCATTTTGATTGTATCGCCAGATCCATTTCTTACTGTACCTTCTGACGAAGTAGCAACTATTAAGTAATCGTCTAATTTAGACGCTCCCTGCTCAATGGCACCAACGACATCTTCTCTAACATCTCCTGATAACCATTCATCAACAGTAGCGATTTTACATCTAAGACCCTGAAGTTTGTCTATCCTCATAGATCTTATCTCTAGTAGAGAACCTGTTAAGAAGTTCTCAATACCATTCTTTGTTGACGCCAGCTTAACACGATTAGCTTTAGAGCCGGTCGTGTTATTTATAGAACCTTCAGTAAGAAATTGGAATAGAGGTCCTCTCGCTCTAGTTATAGCTGTCCTATAAGGACTCATAACTTCTTCAGCAAGTTTCATTGTAGGTGCTGTTGTGATCTGATGAGTTGTTGATACATCACAATTTTCAAAGAAAGCTTGTATTGTTGTATCATACAAAGATTTAGCAGCTCCTCGACCTACTATAAGATACTGTTTATTAACTAAACGTTTCTTTATGGTTTTTGTTACATAACGTCCACCATGTCCATCCTCATAAGGTTCCCATACAGTTCTTTCGACAAAGTAATACCATCCAAATACTTGCTCTGCCCAAAGTTTGAAACTGTCTAAAAGGTGTAACTCTGTACCATCAGTAAGAGTTAACTCGTTTTCACAGAAAAGTACCCAACCTTCTACAGCGTCTTCATCATAGTAAATATCAGGATCGTCTATTAAATCGTCGATACGATTCATCTCCATAGAGATCTCTTCGTTTACTGGTATTTCGCCTCTTAACACCTGTTCTCTAAACATTCCGTAATATTTAGGCACAGCCGTGTTTGATAACATTGAATACTCCTTTATTTCTTATCTTTCTTTTTACCGCCGTTAGAATTAAATTTTCCGACTATGTATTTTGTACCAAGAGATACAACTACTGTTTTAGCCAACTGTTGTACTCCTTCTTTTGCACCTTTACTGACATAAGTTGATACCTTGTCTTTTCCTCTCTCAACTTCCATGCCAGATAAATCCCTATAGCGGTTTTCTTTTTCTAGTCTTCTAATTCTATCATCCAATTCCTCATCACTTAATTGTTTAAGGTATCTTGGATCTTTAGATTTCTGCATCTCTCTTTTTAACTGAAGGTTGTTCAACCTAAGTTTACCATTGTGTATTTCTCTTCCTGCTGAAACCTGAGTATCTCTTAACTTATTCATTTCTTTATTCATTTTGATAAGTCTTTTTCGTCCAGCCGGAGTAAGACTGCCATCTGGATTCTGGTATCTTCTTATACCCCAGTGCATTCCTAATATACCATGATGTTCCAGGTATAAATCTTTTCTCCAAGGTTCCATGTTATTCCTCCGTAAATGTTGTATCCGGATCAACAGCAACATTAAGTCTCCATTCGAATTCTGCAATTTGCTGTTTTATGGATTCTAATAAGAAACCACTTGTTGGTGGATCAAATAATAATTTTACTCTTAACACCACGTAGTTCTTTATTAATTCTAAGTCTTCTCTTTCGCCAATGATGTCTGTCCATTTCTCTTCGTCGGAGTAGATAATCTTGGCAGTTTTTGTGACACCTAATTGGTAAAGAATTGTGAGTGCTGAATTAATACCAGCGATAATGTCTGGATCGAAATGCTTATACTCATCTTCGATACCCATGAGTTTTTTTGTGCAAGAA